GTGGTCCTTGATTGCCTTGGAAACCTTGAGTACCTACTGTACCTTGTATGCCCTGTATTCCCTGATTACCTTGCGGTCCTTGATTACCCTGCGGGCCTTGATTGCCTTGAAAACCCTGTGTGCCTACTGTTCCGTTGGTTCCTTGAATACCTTGAATACCTTGATTTCCTTGTGAGCCTTGAGCTCCTGTAGTGCCTTGTAGACCTTGTGGGCCGGCTATATATAAACTACCACTAACAATATGTCCTCCTTTTGCTACAACTACATATCCTGTTGATGGGCTAGTAAAAGATAGTTTTACTCTATTATTGTCTAGTAATTTAATTTGGTTAGGTACGAAGTAAAAATCAGAAGCATCATAAGCAGAAACAACGACACTTTTTGAATTAAAATTGTGTGTTACTGTTATGGAAGAGGTAGCGGAAAAAGATGCAGATACTGTGGATACCTCGCTAACTTCTCTTATAGGGCCTTGAATACCTTGAATACCTTGGAAACCTTGAAAACCTTGAAAACCTCTAAGTCCTTGAAATCCTTGTGGGCCTACAAGTCCTTGGTTTCCTTGCATACTTGCACTAACTATATGACCTCCCTTAGCCACTACAACATGTCCTGTAGATGGGTTAGAGAATGTTAATTTTACTCTATTATTATCAAGTAAATTTATAGTTTCGGGAACAAAATAAAAATCAGAATTATCATAAGCCGATACTATTACATTTTTAGAATTGAAATTATGAGGTACTGTTATAGATGAGGTAGCGGAAAAAGATGCAGCTACAGTACTTACCTGGGCTATTGTTACATTACTAAATGATAAATTACCTAAACCATCAGTTCCTAAAACTTGTCCAGAAATTCCATCTGATGTAGGGTATAATAAACCACTTGCTGTAAATGATGTAGATATATTTAATCTATTAAGCTCTGCGTTTGAGCCACTAACTAAAACTTTTTTCCAGTTTGGCATTTATTTATGTTTTATTATGGTTGGTTACTTCTATTCGAAGCCCACTTCCCCATAGGGCCAATAATAAATTTTATAATTATTTTACATTATTATTTTTTAATTCTTCGTAATAACTTTGTAATTTTAATATTAAACTATAAACAAAGTCTATTTGTTTTATTTGCATACTAGATTCTCCTAATGTAGTTAAAATAAACTCTACTTCTCTTGTCGTTAAAGATACTGTAGAATTAATTTTTTTAGATAAATCATAAGAAGAATTAATTTCTTTTGTTCTGTTTGAAACTTTTTGAATAATACCCATTACTAATTTTTTAAACATATATAAAAATTTCTGAATTATCTATTCTTATATTTCCTGGATGGTCTGCTTTATTTGTTGCCGCATTAATTTCGGAACCCTCATAAACTCCAGCAACATAATAAGAAGGTGAAACAGTTCCGGTTGTATTAGCTCCTAGATTTCCTACTACAGACAATCGACCATCATTTGTATTATAACTACCATCCCATACTAAAGCAGAACCACTCTGGGCTATACCTGTACTACCTCCAAAAATAATACCTGAATCTCCTACGGTTGATGATCCGGATTTAAGTAGTATAAAAGCATCCTCAACAGCTAGGTTAGCTACATTAAGGTACGTCAAATCTCCATTTACAACCAAGTCTCCTCCTACAGTTAAATCATTAGTTATAACGACATCATTAGGGAGACCAACGGTAACTAAACCATTACTTCTAGTTATATCAATTTCGCTTAATGTACCTGAAACTTGTAGTACAGCACCATTGGCAGAATTGCCAAGAGTTATTAATCCGCTACTAGCATCAAAATCATCTGTATCAAAAGTAGCTAAACCTTTTGTTGTTCCATCGGCAGCAGCATTAGCGATATTTATAGTTACGGTATTATCTGTTACGGTAGTTGTAATAGGAGTTGTGCCTCCTAATACAGATAGTTTATCTACCTTTAAATCTAATACATCATTACCTGTAGATCCGCTTATTTTCAAAGAAGTTACAAGTCCTGTTAATCCCGAACCATTTCCAACAAAAGAACCAGAAAAAATAGACCCGGAAACGATAGTATTTCCTAGGTTAAGTTTGCCGGAACCATAAGTAAATCCTGTATTTTTTATCCTTCCACCGGGTCCGGACATTAATATATTAGTATCTGTAAGATTTGATGCCGTTACAGCTGATACATGTGCGCTAGATCCACTAACTAGTATTTTTTTCCAAGTTGCCATTTCATTTTTTTTAAGTTTCTTTTATATAAATAGGTTATTGATTAATATTAATTTAAACCAATCCAATAACTATAATCGCTATATATAATTCCTCCTTCACTAGCAGATGGTTTTGTAGCATAAGAACCTAATTGTAATACTCCTTTATTATTAACTTTTACGGAATTAAAAGATCCTGATTGTATTAAAAAAAAATCCGCTGAACTTGTAGTAGATCCTTTTATAATTAGTGAACCTGTTACTTGAGCTTTACCCGCGTAAGGGAAAGTTATTTTCTTTATGTTTTGATTAAAATTAACAATAGAAGATGTCAATATACCCTTAAGTCTTGACCCGTTTCCATCAAAAGAACCAGAAAAATACCCAGAACCAGAAAATATTGTAGGGAATAGTATCCTCATTATAATTATGTATTTTTAATAAGTAGTTCTAATTCTAAAATACTAGTTTTTAGCATTTCTATTTCTTCTTGCTGTTTTTTTATTGATTCAACTATAATAGCATCAAAATAAAAGGGTAGCGAGATAGTTTTTACTTTATTGTCTTCTATATACAGTTTTTCTTTCTCAGAAGACTCTTGTATTGTGACCCAAGAGGGGAATACATTCTCTAATTCATCTGCTATAAAACCTCCGGAGTTACAATCATCTCGTAAACCATCTTTCCATCTAAAAGTAACTCCTCTTATTTTTTTTAATATATGTAGTGGATTATCTATGTCTTTTATATCTGTCTTTAACCTTATATCCGAAGAATCCGACCAAGATCCTCCAGTTGGTTTACCTGCACTATTTGTAGATAATTGTAATTGAAATGTAGGATTTGGAATGCCTATACCTATTTTACTACCGCTCTCATATATTACAGATCCATTGTAAGGTTCTCCTTTTTGCCCTTTTATACCGCTTGCAATGCTTATAGAGCCAGTAAATCCAATACCGAAATCAACTTCAACGGTATTATCATTTATAACAGAAAAAGATTTAGGTATTATATTATCTCCTAAATTATCATAAATAGTAAAAACAGGATATTGAATATCTAAATTATGAGCCACAGAAATAACAGTGCCTTGAATAGATGAACTATAAACAGCTTCTCCTAACTCTCCTTTATTTCCCTTGACACCAACTTCTCCTTTACTCCCTTTTTGTCCTTTAAAACCTTGTTGACCAGCGGAAATACTTATAGAGCCGGTAAATGGTATGCCGAAATTTACTTGTACGGAATTTGGATTAATTATGGTAAATTCCTTAGGTATTACCTCTTTTCCTAAATTATCATAAATATTGTAAACAGGATATTCTAAATCTAAATTGTGATTAACTGTTACTAATACTCCTTGTAAAGAGGAGGTAAAAACAGAATCTCCCATTTCTCCTTTATCACCTTTTTCACCACCTCCGGTTCCTCCATTTAAAGCATAGGAGGCAGTTATAGCGTAGGAAGATGATGGTATGTTATATAACCTAGACCCGTCTCCATCAAAAGACCCGGAGTAATATCCCGAACCAGAAATAATAGTAGGCCTGTAAATTAGCATGATTAACCTTTAGTATAAATATTGCATAATGTATTAATTAAAAAGCCCCGCCAAATTTTTTTAGCGGGGCGTAAAGTTAGTCGTTAGGTTAAGCTAAGTCCTGTATTTTTGTCTTGATTGCATAGAACTTCGCCTGATTCCAAGCGAATACTTCATACAATTCTACTACAATGCCGAAGCCCTTAGTAACTGTATCAACTACTTTGTCTTGAGCTACACCTGTACGTTTTGAAATTTCTGCGTGTGCCTTTTTAGCTTCTTCCACACTCAAATTTTTAAGTTGGTTGATTGCCAAGGGAGCGTCAGAAATAATCTCTTGAACTTTAAAGAATTCAGGAGTCAACGCGATAAGATCAGGAATTACTTGGAATCCGTCAGCAAATACGTTTTTTACATTTTTTCCTAAGTCAATTACGTCGCAGATAGTGTCTACCACTTCGTCGTAACCTAAATCATCAAAATTTGCCATTTTATTAATTTTAAGAGTTAACTAATAATAACTATATTGAGATGTTCAAATTATATGCCATTTTATGTTAAATTAATTGTAACATATATCATCTTCTAATTTTCCGTGTACTTTTAAAACTGTTTTATGCTTGTATCCGGTTACTACATCAAAAGACTTTATGTTTTTTACTTCAGAATCAGCTATCTTTGTGAAAATATACCCTTCTAAAAAGCAGTAATTATAGATATATGAATTTATGTCATCTTCGGAATTGGAAAACAAAACCAAGATGTTTCCATGTACTAAAACTTCTACTTGTACATCATCTTCGGACTCTATATAATCTAATTCATCATCAATCCCATCTAAAAAACCATCTAGTTCTTCATCAGAGTAAGAGAAAGCATCAAAAGACTCCTCATTGTCGTCTAAGAATGTAAAAAAGTCATCTGCTTCAGTGGCATCTCCCGACATGTTGTCAAAAATGTCAGAATTCTCGGGATCAGCAGAAAATAGCATGTTAAATGTCTCCCTATTTAAATCAAAATTTTCGTCGGGATTTTTTAGTAAGATGTTGTTGTAAAGAAACAATACTCTATCATGCTCCGACATGAAAGATAATGTGTCATTCAATTTTTTCTTTAAATTCATCCTGTAGCATTTGTTTTAGTTTATCTAACAAATCTTCTACATCATTGTTCTCATCTACATCCAAATCTATAAGGTACGGTACCAGGGCGTTTCCCTTATTGTCAAAAACATCTTTATTCGCATAAATGTAGAATTGACATTTTATAGATGGACATAATGTTATTTCTGCTCTAACCTCTCCATCGTCTCCTCCTACGGGTATTAAATTTTCTTTCTCTTTAAAATGTACTGTAAATGATTTTATTTTAAAGAATGCTTCCGGGAATATCTTTTTTAGATATACCATGTGGCCCATGTGTTCAAAATCTGATAATGCTTTTATCATTGTTGTCATAATGTGTAATGTGTTTTAATTTATAATCAATTATCAATAAATGTTTGTTACATGTTTTACTATAAATAGATTTTACATGTCTTTTTTAATTTTTTTTTATTTTACTGGGGGGTATGATTTTGTTTTTAGCATCCCCTCCAAAAATCTACATGTTAATAAAATGTTAAAATTTCATGATTATACATCAACAGTCAACCATTGTCAAAAAAATTATGTTAACATGCACCATGTCTAAATGTATATTCATGTTTAATGCTCTTTTATATCTTTAAAACAAAATGATAACATCAATAACATGCAAATCTAACATAATTATATATGTAATTGTTTTCTTTATATTACATAGCATTCATGTAAAAACATGTAGATACTAAAAAAAAATGCAAAAAAAGTTGATTGTTCAAAAAAATTGACTACCTTTGTAAAAAAAATAACATGACCAAAGACTTAAAAACACAAAAAAGAATATCTTATCTTCTTTTAACCTGCGCTATTTTCCTAGCTTCCGTTGTAGGTTTTTTCTCTGTAAAAGGATTAGCCCAAGTTTTCGCCGGAGCAGGCATGGCAATAATTCTTTTAGGCGCCGGAATAGAAATATCAAAACTTGTCATCGCATCATTCCTTCATAGATACTGGCATAAACTAACATTAGGATATAAAGTGGGGGGATTAATTTTCTTATTCCTTGTCATCTTTGTAACATCTTCCGGAGTCTATGGCATTCTTTCTCAAGCATATACCGAGAATAAGAATAAGCTCATGGCATCTAAATCGGAAGTTGCATTAGTTGAAGAGAAAAAGAAATTCTTCATCGATAAAAAGAATGATCTGCAAAATGAATATAAGCAAATTATTTCTGACATTGCTCAAACAAGATTGCAAAGGAACACAACATCCTCTGGAATGATGAGTGATTCAAAAGATGTTTATGTAGATAGCAGAGGAAGGACATCATCAAAATCAAATGCATCCACAAGAAAGGATTATTTACAACAAGTAGAAGGTCTTAACTCTGACATTGGAAAAATGGAGAGCAGAAGAGACGGAGTATATGTGGACATCACAAACATTTCCGATTCTATATTTAGCTACGAAACAAAGATTATAGAAATAAAATCAAGTAATGAAGTAGCTGTAGAACTTGGTCCTCTAATTTACCTTTCCGAAGTTACTAATACAAGTTTAGACAAGGTACTATTTTGGTTTCTAATGGTTATTGTATTTTTAGCGGACCCCTTGGCTATTGCTCTTTTAACCGCCTATCATTTCACACAAAAAGTAATACTAGAAGAAGATGAAAAAGATTCTGATAATATTGAAGAGAATCCTATTCCAGAAAAACCGAAAGAGAGAAGCCCTTTAGCAGAATTTTACTCGGATGATTTGACAAAAGAAGATACAAAGTATATTGATGATTTTAATGAAAAGGTAAAATTCACTAGTTCTTTTTCAGATTTTACAAGTTCTATTGAAGAACCGACATTAGGTTCAATAGTTCCTACAAATCCAAATAACTTCCAAGGTGATTTTTCATGGTCGAGGTCAATGAAGGCATTCCTAAAACCAAAAAGAAGAGGAAGACCTACAGGAAGTAAGAATAAAGTAAAAAATAATAGTATAGAGTCTATTAATGAATTTGAAGATATGACCATAGTAAAAGGATCTTTTAATGAAGTTTACTCATATTCCGATACAGCACTTGCAGAACAAGTTAGATTAGAAGAAGTAGTTACCGGAAGTTTTGAAAACATTACACAAGAAGAAATAGAATCAGATGTAGTAGAAGATATTACATTTGAGGCAATAGATGAAGATTACGATATATCTTCAGGAGAACCGGAAGAAGAAATTATAATAATACCTTCTATAAATAAATCAAAAAGTAGAAATTATAGAGAGCCTAAAGCTAATGTAAAAAAAAACTTTCTGAATCGGAGCTAAGAAACATGTCTCCAGCTCAGATAAAAGAGTGGAATGAAATAAACAAAATCTTATAATAAATTGTTACACAAAAAAAAGTTTTATGAAATCGGAAGAATTGTTTAAAGAATTTACAGATTTATTAGATTTACGCGTAGCCGGCGGAAGAAAAGAAAACTTCCTAAAGTTACTAGCAGACTATGAAACTACATTAAAAAGCGCTCCTGCTTCAATGTTTTTAGACAATAACTATTGTTACGAAGGAGGATTGTTGCAGTTTTCAATTAATACCTATAATTTTGGATTAGGTCTTTGTAAATTGTATAAGTCTACCGACATTGCATTAGATTTTAATTTAGAGGAATTTACGGTAGCTTCATTGTTTAATTCTATCGGGTTGTGCGGAGTAGACGAAGACCCTTTCTTTGTAGAGGAAACTTCTGACTGGCATAAAAAAAATCTAAACAGAGGATATAAATTTAACGATGCAGCTAAATTCTTAGTAGCTTCTGATAAATCCCTATACTTACTTCAAAAATATGTGACTTTATCATACAATGAATACGTGGCAATAAAAATTCAAGCGGGGCTATACGATGATTCAGCATCCAAATATTTACAAATCCCAGAAACAAAAAAAGTAACTTTAGGATCTATCATCATGGCATCTACAGATGCAGCAAGACAAATGGTTTCTTCATAAAAAACAAAACATGCTAATACTATCAATAATAATAAACATAATACTTTTATACATAGCCATAGTAAACTTCTCTAAAAATGAAAAATTACTAATTGAGTCAGAGAAATACTTAAATGATTTAGAAAAAGAAAATGATAATTACTTTAATATAATACTATCCATAAGATCAAGAGTAAGAGATTCGCTAGACACAATGAGAACCTTAGATAGAATAGGTGCATTTGAATCAGACGATGAAGTTGGAACAGTATTTAAGCAATTAAGTCATACAATAGAGGAACTAGATTTACTTTTTACAGCAGATAAGAAGTAGTAACACAAAAAGTCATCTTTTAAGATGGCTTTTTTTTATAGATATAATATGAAAAAATTAAAGAAAAAAATGTACTTTGATGACACAGTACAAAATGCAATAGTAGAATATAATAAACTAGATTCACAAAAAGAAAAAAATAACTTATACGAATTAAATATATATCCTGCATTTTGTAAACTAGCTGAGAATTTAATAAACATGGGTAAATATATGTACATTGATTTACCGTATGAGGATTTACATTGTCAAGTAGTTTCCATGCTGACTATAAAAATGCACAGATATAATGAAGAAAGGGCTAAAGCGTATTCTTTTTTTACCCGGATTGCTATAAATTATCTTATCATGGAAAATAAGAAAGGGTATAAGAATAGAGTCGGAGAAGCGGAATTGTGGGAAATAGATGAAGAAAGAGATATAATAAATGAAGTAGTCACTAGACATTATAAAGATTCTTTAGATGACTTTATGAATTTATGGACCGAAGAATTATATGAAAAATTAAGATGCACTTTTAAAAATAATTTAGATAAAGCCATAGCAGATTCTATCATTGACATTTTTAAGCATCGAAAATCTTTATACGCATTTAATAAGAAAGCATTATATGTATTAATAAGAGAAAGATCCAATATTCCCATGACAAATACAAACAGAATCACTAAGATAGTAAAAATATTTAAAGAAGATTTTGATTTGCAATTTAATAAATACATGAAGAAATAATATGGAAGATATAAAATTATTTGATGATTTTAGCATGTCAAATCTCTTGAAAGAAATTTATGGCAATTCTAAAAAAAGATCAAAAGAATTAGATAAGACATTAAAAGGATTAGATGGAGTTGTACAAAGTGTAAATGATGCAGTAGTTATTCTACCGGTTGTTAAAGAATTTTTTGATGTGATGGTTAAAAATGACGATCAACTTATAAAAATGGCAGCTATTGTACAAAGAATGTATAGTAAAGCAGCATCTATTTCAAGTGGCGATTTTAACTTAACAGAAGAAGAAAAAGAAATGCTACTTCAAGAGTTATCTCAAGAAACGCAAAAGGAGTTGACTGAATTAAAGATGCTACAAAAAGCGGAAGATAACTTATTAGATGAATTTCAAGACATAGATAAACAATTAGAAGATGGGCTATTTAGTATCGGCGGAAGTGATAGAGACCTCTAAGGCGTATGGTAAAAATCAAAAAGATGAAAAAGGTAGAACACTTCCATTAGGCTCTGTAAAAATTAAATTACATCCCAATTCTTTAATAGGTAATGTTCGCGCTCACTATGCTAGACCTTTATTCACTAACTTTAGAAATATACCTTTACGAGGAGAACATGTAGTTGTTTTTGAGCTTACTGGATATGATGGTACAGATGCTCCAAATTTAGATAAAGTACTATACTATATTCCTCTACCTATTAATTCAACTAATGATTCTGTAATAAATCAAATACCTCACGCTTCTAATAGATCTAAGTCATCTGATAATAAACCGGCACCTCCTTTTGTTACTCCTGGAAATACTTTCCCTAAGAGACCATATACTGCCAACTTTATGCAACCCTTTGAAGGTGACACTACTTTCACTGGTAGAGGCGGGTCTTCGATAAGATTAGGTATAGGTTCGGGTCCTCATCCACAACATGAGGTTCAACCCACATGGAAATCAGGAAAAGCAGGAAATCCAATAACTATAGTGGCTAATAAACCTGTAGGACCGAGTAAACCATTACCCAATGAAGTAAAAGATATACCAAATAGAGAAATAAAAGATTCATTATCCTATGCCATAGAAGACGCAGCTAATGATTTCTCTACTACTTATTGGACTTCTGACCAAGCTTTATCAAGATTTGTTTCGGTTAGAGCATGTCCTTCGCCTTTGTCTAGTATTCCAAGTTCCACTAAAGCTCAATCAGCTACAAATGCGGATAGAATTGTAATGCAAGCAAAGACGGATAATATGATGTTGATTGCAAAAAAAACAATGTATTTATCTGCTTCAAAAATACGACTAACTACAGATAAACATGATGTAGATTTTGATGACCTTGTAGATTTTGTTTTAGGCTTACATAGCGAAGTACAAGCATTAGCCGGACCAGGAGGTATAACTACATCACCTCTTGGAGGGCCTTCTTTAGTTTCCCCACGACTACCTAGTATTATATCATTAAGACCTAAGTACACTCTAAATCCTAGCAAAGGTGTTTGGGGTGGGGGATGTTCGCAAGGATTTCCACAACCTCCCTCATTACCCACAAATTTTAAATTAGGAACTGACGGATTATCTAGAGTAGCTCCTACAGGCTTTACAAATAGCATACCGGGAATGGATGGCAAAACAGGAGGTTCTATAACCTCATCTCCTGATATGCCCGGAGGTACCGATTCTATTGCAAATTCAATAGGTAATCCATCTGTCGACTTACCTAGTTTTTCTATTAATCCTAACAACGCTCTCCCCAAAATGAAACCGCCGGGAACTCCCGAAGGTGCTAGTAATTCTAATACAGAGCCTATTCCGGAAGTCGCAGGTAGCTCTACGGAACCGGACGGTTCTCCTGCTAATTTGCCCGATACGCCTCAAGGTGAAGGAACAGCTATACCACCTGGAACTCCCGGAAATCCTAGTGGACCTAGTGAACCCGGAGGACCTAGCGGACCCGGAACAGGTAATCCGGATAGCGCTCCCGGACAGCCCGGCGGACCGGGTGGACCTAACGGACCGGGTGGACCTGGATTTCCCGGTACTCCTTTTAATCCGGAAACTGATTTAATTAATATACCGGTAGATTTCATATACCCTGATGGTAAATGCTATGGTCATTTATTTAAGATAGTTTCTATTCTTAAAAGTAAAAGAACCTTAGCAATAGTATCAGATGTTGTTTATTTGATATTAGTTATAAAAGAAAATTGTAAACCTGGTTGGTATATAGTAGGAGATAAATTCAAGTATAATACAGATATAGAAAAATTACTTTCAACCAACTTGTTTATACTAGAAGAATCAATGCTTGTAGAAAAAAAGATATTAGTTAATTCAGATTGTATAAGAAAAGAACTAGAAGTTACTTTATACGAAGATAATTACGCTCATTTATCTCACGAATTAGTGGACTTAAATAAAATAGTAGAGGTTAATTTTTAAATTTATTATACAGTTTAAATATTTATTATAAACATGGAAAAGAATTCACTTATAAAATACTTAGTAAAAGAAATATCTCAAGAATTAAAAAAGGAGATAAAATCTATAATTAGAGAAGAATTTAATAATTTAAATAGTAAAAATACAAGCAAGGTAGTAGAAAATACTTATACTAGAGAACAAAGACCAATTAAATCTAATAGTTCTTTAGACTCTCTTCTATCAGGAACTACGCCTTTTAACAGTTCGGATATGGATTATGGTCCTTCAGTAACTACTGAAAATATGAGTATATCTAACTATTCACACGAACCTTTAGTTGATATGGATGGAAAAGTTGTATTACCTTCATCAGAAGGAGGTAATCTAATGAGTAAATTACTTTCTAGAAATTATACACCGATATTGAAAAAAGCAGAAAAAATAAAATAATGGCTAGAATAATATACAAGGCATATCCGCCTGATACGAAATTAGACAAAGCCGTTGGAATTTTATTACCTTTTAATAGAAATACATTTGTTAAAAGTGCTTTAGAAGCTTACAACAAAAAACCATCAAGAGATGTAGGACCTTTTAAACTATCCTACACTACCGAAGAGCAAGCAATTAGTAATTTAATAAATTTACTAATGACTAGAAAAAGTGAGCGATATATGCAACCTAATTTTGGAACAATTCTCAGAGATTTTGTTTTTGAGCAAAACAGTTCGTTTAATAGAGGTTTTTTAGAGTCTTCACTAGAGGAAGATATAGGATTTTGGCTTCCTTATATAGTTCTTAAAGATTTAAGTGTAGGTATTGGAGGTAATCAAAACTACGGGTATTCAGAGCAAGAAAATTCAGTTAATGTGAGAATAACATTTTCTGTTACAGAACGAGGCGCCAATAGAACAGTAGTAATCTATAATTCGGGTAATGATTTAGCCGCTGAAATATTATAAAAATGAGTAAAAGAAGTAATTTAATTAGTAAGGATGTAAAATATGTAAATAAAGATTTTGGAGAATTCAGACAATCTTTAATAGATTTTTCTAAAAATTACTTTCCTGATACATATAATGATTTTAATGAAGCCTCTCCAGGTATGATGTTTATAGAACTAGCTTCTTATGTAGGAGATGTTCTATCATTTTACACTGATATTCAGTTAAGAGAATCATTATTATCCACTGTACAAGAAAAAATAAATTTATACAATATTGCTAACTCTTTAGGATTTAAGCCATCTTTAATAACAGGAGCATCAGTAGATTTAGATATCTATCAAGTAGTTCCTTCTACCGGAAATGGACCTAATAACAAACCTGATTTCAAGTATGCTTTATCTATAGATTCTAGTTTAGTAGCTACAAGTGGAGAAAATATAACATTTAGAACAATTGAATCTGTCGATTTTAGGTACAGTTCTTCTTTAGACCCTACCGAAATATCTGTTTATTCTATTGATAATGCAGGAGAAGTAGAAAATTATCTATTTAGGAAAAAAGTAAAAGCAGTATCTGGAACTATTTTATCAAGACAGTTTAGTTTTGCAGCACCTAAACCTTATGATAAAATCACCTTACCTGAAAATAATGTTCTTGAAATATTAAGCGTAACAGATTCAGATGGAAATAAGTGGTATGAAGTGCCTTATTTAGCTCAAGATACCATACCAATTCCTGTACAAAATTTACCGCATAACGACCAAAATTTGTCGCAATACAGAGATTCTGCACCTTACTTATTAACTTATTTACAAACAGAAAGAAGATTTGTAACTAGGCTTAGATTAGATGATAGAACTGAAATACAATTTGGAGGTGGCGTTAGCAGTGAAGTCGATGAAGAAATTGTTCCTAATCCTTTTAATGTAGGGTCTGGATTAAATTATTTTGAAAGAGTTGTTGATTTAAGTATATCCCCGGAAAATTTTTTATACACAAAAACTTACGGGTCAGCTCCTTCTAACACCACTCTTACAGTACAATACGCCATCGGAGGCGGTATTCCGGATAACGTTTCAGCAAACTCAATAACTACTATATCATCAATAAACGTACTAACTCCTTTAGGTGCTTTAGACTCGACTTTATATAATGCATCTATAGGTTCCCTTGTCATAAACAATCCGGAACCAGCTAGAGGAGGTATATCAGATAAACCAATAGAAACATTAAGAGAAGAAGCTATAAATCACTTTGCTTCTCAGAACAGAGCAGTAACAAAAGATGACTACATGGTCAGATGTTACACTTTGCCTCCGAAGTTTGGAGCAGTAGCTAAAGCTCACATTGAAAGGGATGCTCAAACTAGAGCTTATGGAACATTTGATTTTATTCCAAATCCATTATCACTTAATTTGTATTTATTAGGATACGATAATAATAAGAACTTTAGCCCTTTAAATATGGCAGTAAAAATGAATCTTAAAAATTATCTATTACAATACAGGATGTTAACTGACGCTATAAATATAAGAGATGCTTTTATTATAAACATAGCTATAAGTTTTGAAATATTAACATCCGCTACATATAATTCAAATGAAGTTCTTTTACAATGCTTATCTAATCTTAGAGATTACTTTTCTAATGATAAAATGCAGATAGGTCAACCTATTTATATAAGTGAAGTTATGTGCTTAATCAAAGATGTACAGGGAGTGAAAAATATACTAGCATTTGATATACATAATAAATACAAGGAGGATGAAGGATATTCCGGTAATTACTATGATATAGCTACAGCAACTAGGAATAATATATTATACCCCGCATTAGATCCTTCAATTTTTGAAGTTAAGTATAAGAACAGAGACATATTAGGAAGAGTAGTAAATTTGACATAAAATGCAGTATTCAGTATATCCAATAAGAGACGCCACTATATATGAAGGGAAACCTGATTTAAATTCAGGTTTAGATTCAATAATAGAGTTAGAAAAGATATCTCATAATGTTGCAGATGCTAATGATATTTTCTATAATTACAATTATAATTCTAGGATATTACTCCAAATAGATTCTAACGAAATAAATAAATTAATTCAGAATGGAACTATTGGAAAGTCAAGCAAATACTATTTAAATTTATTTTCAGCACAGGCCGATAATTTAGCTTTGACTTACTCTTTATACGCATATCCTGTTAGCGAATCTTGGAGTCAAGGAAAAGGATACTACAACTCTTCTCCTCAAATTAAAGAGGGTGTTTCATGGACTTATAGAAATGGCTCTTTTAATATGACAGGTAAACGGTGGACTTCCGGTTCATTTGTCGCAGGAACTACCGGCTCATACGTAACACAAAAGGGAGGTGGTACGTGGTATCATCAAAGTGGTTTCGTAGCGTCGCAATCTTTTGATCAAGAAAGTCCGGATTTAAGAATGGATATCACTAGAATTGTTCATAAATGGATTTCAGGCTCCATTCCGAATAATGGTCTTATCTTAAAAAGAAGTGACAGCGATGAGAAAAGTTGTGAAGTAATGGGATCTATTAAATTTTTCAGCAGGGAAACTAATACTATATTCATTCCAAGATTAGACATTGTATGGAATGATACAGACTTTTCAGGAACATCCTTATTCTCTCAAGTACCAAACGAAGATTTCATTCTACATTTCAAAAATAAAAAAGCATCTTACTACCCAACAGATAAAACAAAGTTTAGATTCTTAGTAAGAGATAGAATCCCAGTTAAGACATATTCTACATCATCAAATTACATGTCAAGTAAAAGATTACCAACATCTTCTTATTATGCAATACAAGATGAACAAACATCTATGTATGTTGTTCCATTTGATGATAGAAATGTAATAAGTTGTGACAATAAAGGAAATTATTTCAAATTAGATTTTAATACATTCCTTCCTAATCGATATTATAAAGTTCTAATTAAAGTGAAGATGGATGGAGGAGACATTGAAAAAACAATTGATGATTCTATATATTTTAAAGTTAGTAAATAGTGGAAGAGAATAATATCATAAATATACATAGATTATCAGATCCAAACAATAAAAGATCAGGTCCTAACTTATCTACTGGAGATTTTACTTATTTAAATGGAGACATATATAAAGGTCAATATCATGTAGACGAGTATGGAAAATACATGTCCGGAAGATTTACTACGGAAGAGTCTAAAGAATTAATAAAAATTGGAGATGCATTAGATGTAAATAATAAATTAGAAATATCTCTTCCCGTCCCAAAAAATGAAATTAACACATCTAGTGAAACTGATGATTATGTAAATTATAAAATTGTTAGAAGATACGAAGGGAATGTAGAAAAAGTCATCTTCGGAACAATAAATGAAAGATTGCCTGAAATAGAGGGACAAAATAAAAATAGATATTCCACTGAAGATATAAAAAAAGCCAATAAACCAAAATTAAAAGTAAATCTTAAAGGAATAAAATATGTTCCAATAAGTTACAAATTACAAGGGACTACCTTATCTGTAGATCCTGGGTATTATTTTATAAGACCTGAAAAAGTTATCGTTTCTGATTTTATACTTTCTAAAATAATTGATGCAAATTTTAATTATTTTATTGGAGGTAATAATCAAGCATTAACAGATATCTCGGTATGTCTTATTCCTAACAATGAGACATTAGAAGTTATGATGTTTGAAAGAAATAAAACATATAACGACGTAGTATCTATTGAACGAGTAGATTTCTCCGAATTAGCTACTTACCCATTAGGTACATTTGTTAAAATTGCTGAAGTTGGAGCAAGACCCTTGGAAGGATACACTTACTATTTTATAAACACAAATAATAATGGGAATTGTCTTGACTTATCTTCATCTTGGACACCTGCTGTTAGGAAAAAAGTAAGAAACATTATTGACCCTATGGTTCCAATTATTAATAACATACCTTCGACAATTATTAATAACATCCCGGCAGAACCTTTTGTTATTATCGTTAGTGGCTCTGAAGGAAGACCTGGTAAAGACGGTAAAGATGGATTGAATGTAGTAGGAGGAGGCTCAATACCTTTACCTGGACCTCAAGGACCTGCTGGACCCGCCGGTAAAGATGGTAAAGATGGCAAGGATGGTAAAGATGGAGCTAATGGACCTGCTGGAGCTAATGGACAACCCGGAGTTAATGGACAGAATGGAACTAACGGATTACCCGGACAGAATGGTCAGCCGGGACAAAATGGTCAACTTGGCGGACTTGGTCCCATAGGACCGCAAGGACCTGCTGGACCTACAGGAGCATCTGGAACTAATTCTCTTTGTCCTGAATGCCCTAAAGATAATACAGGTGGAGGAACAGGTCCTGGTACCGGAGGAGGAAATACAGGTGGAGGAACAGATACAGGTGGAGGAACAGGTCCTGGTACCGGAGGAGGAACAGATACAGGTGGAGGAACAGGTCCTAGTACCGGAGGAGGAACAGATACAGGTGGAGGAACAGGAGGTACTAGTACAGGAGCAGGTAATAAATACTGGAGAATGATTCCATGTAATTCAAATGATATACCTGGGTATATCGCCACACAACCTAAAGCTAATCAAATTTATTATAGCGTTACAAAACGTCTTTCTTATTATTGGGATGAATTAGAACCAAATTTCTATCCCACCACACTAGCTATAGCAATACTTACTGATTTACTAGAAATAAAAGGAGTTACAAATTGTCCGGGCATTGGAGGTGGAGGCCCTTCAGGCGGCGGCGGAGATACTACTAAAATAGTAATATATGAACTTGTATCTTGTACTGACGAAAATGATAAAATATACACTTCTCTAAGTATAGGTAGTATTAATCAAATCTGCACTTTATTTTTAAATAGCGGAAATAAGAGTTACCAATATAGAGGTAATTCTACTCTTATAGATAGAAATCAAGCTCCTCCTTTAGTTAATGTTTTCATAGATTTAAATAATTTTAACTGCCCTACAACAGAAACTCCTGGCGGAGGGGGAGGTAGTGGAGGACAAGATACTAGTTCCATAGATTTAACACGAGGCATTCCGGGAAATACCATAGACTTTCTAAGTTATCAAAATATTGGTAATAATACAGGCGGTGATAATACAGGTGGTGGTGGCACAGGTGGTGGTAGCACGGGCGGTGGTGGACCCATTCCATTCATGCGAACGAATGGCCGTAGTACAGGTGGCAGTAGTGGTACAGGAGGTAGTAGAGGTAATCCTCCTTACGATCCATTCTCCCGAAAGAATAATTAAAATTACTTCAATAATTAGATATGATAGATAGATTCGTAAATAAAGATAAGATAAAAGATTCGTCATCATTAATTGAAGGAGTATCATTCGATTATGAGCCATTCATGAGTTTGGACATATCAAAAGCAATAGTAGATGAAATAAAAAATCCATTCTCCATAGATTCCCATGTTTATAATACAAGTTATGATTTAGTTAAGTCAGCTTATAATGTAAGAAATGATTTTGATTCTACTTACGATGATATAAATTTTGATGTATGTAAATTATTTTTTGATTCAGAAATATTTGAGGGAACTTATAAAATTTGTTTTAACTTTCTTTATAACATTTTTGGAAACATAGATAATCAGTATTTTTATATTCAAGAGATTAGCCCAGATGAGTTAGAATTAAAATTAGCTATTCGGCCGACCTATTTAAAAAATAATCCGGATGTAATAAGTAAACTAGAATTATTCAAAAATAAAGTTTCTTATTTAAGAACTTTAGGCTTTATTAATAATATTGTACTAAATTTAGGAGAAAATAAAATTTACTCAATTATAAACATAAAAGTTGATTGTGATAATGAGTATGTTATTTATGTTAAATTATTAAGGCCTATAGAAAATTTAAAAACAGGAAATTTATTACATATTTGCTATAAAGTAGCCGAGGATTATTTTGATTCCTTTACGGTTACTTCTCCTGAAATAGTTAGTGAGCCTAGGACTTTAACACCTAATTATTCCGTAAATACTCCAAGTGGTGAATCTACTAATTATAATACATGGAATAGCTTACTCCCTTCTAAAGACGAAAATATTTACCATTATTGGGATACTCTATTAGATTCAAATTATGAAACAGCTAATACAATTATAAATAGAGTTATATCTTCATCAGCTTCTGTTCCTTTAAATATAGATTACTCTACGTTTTCTAATTTTGTATTTTACGGATCAGCACAAGAAAGGTTAAAAAACTATAATTATAAACTACAATTAATTGAATTTTACAATAGTCAAAGTAATGCAATAAAATCAAGCAATTCTTCAGGAAGTAATTTTGGTATTGCGGACCATAACAAAATAGTAAAAAGATCTTATCAAGTTAAGAATAGTTTCGATGAATTTGAGAATTATCTATACTATTCTTCTGGAAGTATTTTTTCCTATGACATAACAGGCAGTATTACTCCGGCGCCAAAGTATATAGCTCAAAATAAATATTACAATTATCATATAACATCTTCTGCATACAATTATTGGTATTCGTCATCTTTGTCGAAAGCTAGAAAGTTTGATAGTACAAATTACAACACATTATACGAAGCAACTCCAGGTCACATTGTCAATGACTCAGACAATTCGGAATACTTTGTTTTTCTTGATATGATTGGTCAGCATTTTGATAATTTGTATGCTTTCACCAAAGAATTAACATCCATTCACAGGAGAGACGAACATCCTAAAAGAGGTATTCCTAATGAACTTTTAAAGACCTATGCTAAGTCTTTAGGTTGGGAGGTAAATAATGGATATCAACTTAGTAATCTTTGGTTATATAAATTAGGAACAGATAATACAGGAAGTTTTTTAGAGACAGGAACTTTAGCTTCTCAGGCCCATGAATATTTAACACATCAAATTTGGAGGAGAATAGTAAATAATATACCTACTCTCCTAAAAACAAAAGGTACGGAACGAAGTTTAAAATCATTACTATCTATATATGGTATTCCTCAAACATTAATTAGTATTAAGGAGTATGGCGGAGCAAGACCTCCTAAATATAATCCTACGCATAAAAGTTATAGGTATCAATACTTGTTAAAATTTGACGGAAATCAATTCGTTAAAATTCCGTGGGGACAATCTATATCCCCTAACGAAAATCAAGTATCCGCCCCTAGAGTTTCAGAATTTAGATTCAATACATCGAATTCATCTAGTCTTAGTATGAGTTTATGGTCTATAGAGGATTCTAAAAATAGTAATAAAGTATATAGTAATTTAGAATTAGTAAGTTACAGAGCTTTTTCTACTTCATCGAGGAGTGGAAGTTATGCTTACGGCTTTTTAAGATATAAGAACGCACAAAGCACATCTAATTCAACATCTTCTTTTTCTATAAAAACAATACAATCCCAATATTATCCATTTTTTGATGGAGACGCTTGGAATGTTAGGATATATACAGATAGAAATATAACAAATACTAAAAAAACAGGTTCAATACATATTGAATGGAAAAAATCTAGCGGTAATTTTGAAAATTGGATTAGTTTTTCTGGTTCCATGATTGTTACTGCATCTTCTGATATAGCATTTTCTTGGGGTTCTACAAGTTCTTTGTCTACTCCTCACAATATCATATTAGGAGGATCTACGGGTAGTCAACACGCAGGAGTTAGAGCAAGTAGATATAGAGGATTTTTACAAGCATATAAGGACTACAGTGATATATATTCAGAAAAAGTATTTGAAGAACATACACTAAATCCAGCAGCTTATCATGGTTCTTCTTATACATCATCTTTTGACACATTAAATAGGTTTTATCCTATGGGTGTAGATGCTCTTAGATATGACCATTCTACTTATAGATTCGTATCTTCTAGTCATCCTAATAGACTAAAATCACAATACACTACAGCTAGTTTTAGAGGATTTACGGGGTCTCAAGAAAATCAATATAAACCTTATTCAGAAATTTATTACAGCTACTCACCTTCCATAGGAGCAAGTGTCATAAAAAGCGACAAGATACGAATAGAAGAATCTTTTTATACTAATCAATTATCTCCGGAAAAAAGAGTACAGATAAACACCTTTGATACAGACCCTGTTGATTCAAATAAGTTAGCCGTAGTGTTTAGCCCAACGGATCAAGTAAATAGAGATATAGCAAATCAATATGGAGGTATAGATTTGGATAATTTGATTGGAGACCCTTCTGATTTATATAGGGATGAATACAATAACCTTAGAATAAACAGAGAAAATTATTGGAAGAAGTATAAAAATAGAAACAACTACAACAAATACATAGAAATATTTTCACTGTATGATTATTCTATATTCGAGCAGATAAAGCAATTAGTTCCAGCTAGAGCAAATCTTATTGCAGGTATTTTATTAGAGGAAAATATATTAGAAAGGGCTAAAGTCGCAAGAAAAAACCCTTCTATGACTAATCCGCAATATGAAAAAACAATCATAAAAACCGATAGTCAAGTAGGAGAATATATTTTGTACACAGGTTCTATAAGCTATGCACCTCCGGTAGAAATATCACATAAAAAATATACAGCATCCTTAGATTTTAACCTATTACCTGATTTTGAACAAATAAAATATAGCACGAGTACGGACATGCCTCCTGACGTGGAATTAGAGTACAGAAAATATAAATCAGAATTGCCTGTAACTGTGACTCCCGACTTTAAGCATGAGAAAATAACATCCACTTTAGATTATTATGATGGATACTCTTTATTATTTTCAGATTTAGATTCTCATAAAGTGAATCAAAATGGAAAATTATATGAATTTGGCGGGGAAACATACTTATACAAATATGAAAATCTAATGGACACCATAGAAATGAATAGAGATATGAAATACATGTACTCTATATCAGAAAATGGAAAATTAGAAGAAATACAATCAACAATCAATCTAGATAATGATGTATTCAATGTAGATTCAGAAAATTCATCTTTACATCTAAATAACATCTCTAACATATCAAACATAGGAACATTAGATTATGTAAAAGGAATCATCAGCTTATATAATACAAATGGAATAAATGATGAAAATGACATTAATTCAAACATGGAATCATTATACTATTTTGATGATGAAAGGAATTTAATTGAAACATACGCAACTTTAAACAGGCATTTATCGTTTATAGGAAATGTGTTGCATGTTAGCGGATCTACAGAAGAAAACATTGCTTATAGATTTAAAAGAAATGGAACATACAAAGATAGAATATTAAATAGAAGAAAGATTAATTTTTATGATGGAAACACAAATGTAATATCAAATGATTTTAAATTGGATTCATCATGTTATAAGATAGAAAATATAGTGGGTAAAGTTACTAATTTCAATATCAATAATTTTTACAATGCCAACAATGCATATAGTTATGTTTTGTCATCTAGTTTCCATAATTTTAATTCTACACTAACTAAATTGCAACTAAAAGAATATTTATATAAGAATGAATATGTAATAAATGATGCTGGAAATATTTATAGGAATAAATTGTATGTTACTCAATCTATTATAGAATCTGAAAAAACTAATTTAGCATATAAAAAAGTAGTATATCATTACTCATCTAGCACCGCCGTAAATTATTCTTCACAATATCAAAAAAATCTAAACCTGGCGACATTGATAAACACAAAAAATTACTATTCATCTTCTCTAGTTCCTACTAACTACCAATACGTTGAAGACTCTGTACCTAATAGACTTAGATTCACTGGCTGTAAATTAACCGGATTAGATTTTAATGTGGATACAACGGACACTATTGACGGTGGACCTGTGGTAGAATACAGAGAAGTTAGCGCGAATCAAATAATAGTGTAAAATATTATATTTCAAAGTATTTATTATAAAACAAACAAAATGGGATACCTAAACAATAACCAAATAACAGTAGATGCTATTTTAACCCGCAGAGGACGGGAATTACTTGCACGAGGAAGAAATGAATTCCAAATTACACATTTTGCATTAGCCGATGATGAAATTGATTATTCATTATGGAATACAGATCATCCACTAGGTACGGCATATTATGGAATTACCTTAGAGAACATGCCATTAACAGAAGCTGTAGTGGATGAAACTCAAATGATGAAGTATAAATTGGTTACATTACCTAAGAGAACGGTTAGAATACCAATTATATCTGTAGGTCAAACAGCAGTGACTCTAACAAACGGAGAAGAAATAACAATATCTCCAAGAACTATAAATTTTGAAGGCGGAAATACTACTTTTGGATATACCGCAACTTTATCTGATAGCGATGTTGCTTCCTTTGTTGGTGTAACTAGAACTCCGGCACAAAATAATGGTCAAGACGTAGCTCCTTCAACGCCTAGAACGATTACAGATACAGAAGCTGCACAAGCTATAAGCGTAACTGGATTAGGATTCACTTTAAAAGCAAAGGGTTCTACGCTAAATCAAAGAAAGGCTACGTTAGCAATAGTAGGAAACGAAACCGGAGGTAGAGTATCCATTAGCTTAACAGTGAATAGAATTACTACAGGAACAACTCCTGGAGCTGGAATAACTGAATAAACAATAAAATAAAAATGGCAAATACAGATATATTTACTACATTCAATACAGCCGATATTGTACCTAACCAAGAGGAAGTAATTACTAGAGCTTTATTTTCAAATAATGACGGTAATTTAACAACTTTTTTTACATCTTCCGGACAAACGGCTACTCAAAAGAGATATTATTACGAAATTTTTAATAGCTCTTCAAATGCCCTAGGCTCCGAAGCTCAATTTAGCATTGCTTACGGTCAATATAATGGCTCTGGCTCTGCTGATGAAGGAGGTCAAATAAACGACACTCCTACTCGAGCTATTTATGGTCAATACAAACAATTATGTCTAGATCCTGGTGAGAGAAAATTTACGGTTAATGGAAAATCAACAGACAGTATTTACGTAATTAATGTAAATAGAGCTAGATTAAGAGAATCATTAGATGTAGGCACTTTAGAAATTAACATAGCTCATTTATCTGGATCTCAATTTATTAATGGACCCGGACAAAATTCTACGCATACCGGATCTAATGTTAGACTAGCCGGAAATGGGAGATACATGAGGCTAATTGATGACTCTAAATCCAATCCCGCCTCTGTAACTACAGCTGGAAAAGTTTACAACTTAGTATCAGGATCCTTAGAATCAGGTGTATATAATCCTAGCAATCCTCAAAAATTTGGTTTAGTATTTCCTAACTTAGGTATTGTTGTAATGGACGGTACAGCACTTGACAAATCCGCTTCGTTCGGAACAGTATCAGGTTCTGAAGTCGCCGGAGATAATGCTTTTAAATTATACAGGTCTATGTCCGGTTCTGCTAAATTCCAAGATTTATCAGGAGATAAATTAGGATTTCAAGCTAGAAGTTCTGAAAAAGTGAAATCTACTCACTATTTTGTAAGAATTAGGAATGACAGATATAATTTTAGCAACAATCCAACATTTATAACAGGTTCAGAAGGAGACTTCTCACAACCCACTTTTATAAATGATCCTAAAGTATATATTACAACAGTAGGCATGTATTCTGATTCTTATGAATTACTCGCAGTAGCTAAACTGTCAAAACCTTTACAGAAAAGTTTTACCAGAGAAGCTCTTTTGAAAGTAAAATTGGATTTCTAAGAATCAATATTTAATAGCAAAAACATAGTGTGCAATGGATTTTATGGACTTTGAAGTATATTATTATTTATCAGAAGAAGATAAACAAAGCTATTTAAATAGTATAGGTTTTAATAGGGTGGATTATTTAATCTCTTATAATACATGGTTCTCTAATCCCAATAACCCTATAACTAATAGTGTAACTAAAACAATAAATATAAGAGCATGTTCAAATGGAAATCTGATAAATAATTCTTTTGTTATATCAGGAACTTCTTTTGACATAGATAATAAAGTAAATAGTTTTTTAAATACTTTTGACTCTCAAAAACCATTAAACACAGACTACACTTATACGGTAGGAATAGATGAACCAGCCGCTCCATTTCCCTGTATTTCTACTACAGTTACTTTACCCGGCCCTCCTCCATCTAGCACCTTTACTTTATATTATGGTTATTGCTTAAGAGGAGTTGCAACCACCTCCGAACAAACATTCCCGTTAAGTACAGACAGGAATCAAGCCGCTCTTAGTATTTATGAAAAATTAATTAATACCTCGGGTGTTGACCCCTTATCTATTAGGAGTAGTCCTTCAGTTATCCCCGTAAATACAGTACCATGCTCTACCACACCCACTCCGCCTCCATCTTCACAAAATGTATCTTTGTATATTGTATATTGCAATGGGGATCAAGTAAAAACTGAATTAAGAACAATATCAGTATCATCAGACCCTACTAAAATAAACGATGATAAGAGTAGGCAAAGAGTTTCAATACAAAGAGAACTAGAAACTCAATACAAGGGAGTATATGTAGATTTTACCCCTCCATTATCATTTCCTAATTGTCAAACCGGAAATTCTGACACTTTATATGCCATTTATTGCGATAAAGGTTCTCCACAAAAGAGTCAGACTACAATTATATCTAATAATGTAGATGAAAAAAATAGAAAAAAACTAGATTATGAAAATACTCTTAGAGGTTTAGGTTTCACAAGTCCTGAAACTGATTTTACTCCTTTTAATAGAGACGCCTCTTGCGGATCCACATCACCAACAGATAACTTATCAAAAGCAAAAGAAGTAATTCTTAAATACTGCGACAATGGAGTTGTAAAAACAGTAACAAATATAATTGCTTATACAAATGAAAATGATTTTAATACTAAATTAAATCAGTATAAACAACAATTACTTGGTCAAAATGGTATTTTAACAAGCGTTAGATTATCTATAAATGACCCAAAAGTATCAATCGGTATAGACCAAAATCCTCCTGACCCTACATGCGGAGGACCTAAGATTAGGGAAGTATATATATCTTTCTGTGACGCAAATAACAAAGTTAATAGACTTATCGCAAATGTTGCTTTTGATAACAGCAAACCATACGATATATTTCAAGCTTCTATAGACTCCGTTATAAAAGAGAACGTTACAGATAAAGGAGGAAAAAACCCAAGATACAATATTGGTTCATATCCATCTGATCCAACTTGTCTAGGACCGGAAGGAGAAGGAGATAAAACAGGTGAAATAAAGACAGGTACTTTAAAAGTTCAAATACAATTTGTAGAAAATGGATTAATAGTTGATGCAACTACACAACTTAGACCTGCGGTAAATGTAAATGGAAGCAAACCTTTGCCTTCTTTTATTGATTCTAATTTACTAAAACTTGGTCCTTCAGCTTCTTCTTACACATACGAAATAGACAATAAAAGCTATTTCGTAAATTCGTCAACTATTAATACATTAACTTTTAGCACTATTCCCGGATGGATTACTCCTTCTCCGTTCACTTTTTCTTTACAAAGACCCGAAGATAATGCTCCTCCGGGAACAAGACAGTTCGGTAATTATTATCTATTCAGATACACTAGAACAACTGGAACAACTGGAGGTGGATCACCTCCTTCTCCTGAACCTGAAGGGCCCTCCCCTTCTCCTGAACCTGAAGGGCCCTCCCCTTCTCCTGGACCAGGGCCTAGCGGCCCTAGTCCTACGCCACCTTCTCCAACGACTACTACTACTACTACCACGCTAAGGGTTCCGGAAACTTTTTGGTTAAAAAGAATTAATCCTATAGACAATAGAAAATATATATTTGATATTACAGAAGGTCTTTTTTCAAATGACGAAAGAAATTTAGTTACTTTCTTTACAGGTAGTACTTCTGAGAATTATAGTAGATATTATACACATGTATATGATGAAAATCCTAAAACATCATTAACATCTTCTATTCAATTTAGCATAGCCTATGGTCATAGTGGAGGTTCCGGATCTTTAGACGAAGGAAATAAAATTAATATAACTCCTACTAGAGCTATTTATAGCCAGTATAGAAATTTAGTTTTAGGTAGACCTGATATTAAATTCAATCTTACAGGAAAAGAAACTGATAGTATATATGTTATAAATTATCAGTCGAAGAGATTGAAAGATAGGTTAGATGCAGGTGTTTTAGAACTAAATATTGCACATCTATCCGGATCTAGATTCTTGGCAGGTGGAGGAACTAGAGCTACACACACCGGCTCTAATGTAAAATTAGCAGGTACTAATAGAGTTCTTAGATTGATAGACGATTCTAAAATAAATATAAATCCAGACTATACAGATGTAGGATATTCTTATAATATAGTTTCAGGAACTTTAGAAACAGGAGTTTATAATGAATCTAAACCTCATTATTACGGTAAATTAATTCCTTCTTTAGGTGTAGTCATTTTAGATGGAAATAAATTAGACTTGTCGGCATCTTTTGCAACATCTAACGCATCGGAAATTGAAGGATATAATGCAATTAAGTTATATAAATCATTTTCGGGATCTGCATTAGTACAGGATATTAGCGGGGATTATTTAGGAATGAAAGCTAGAAGAGTAATCAGAGAATACAACGATTACTATTTTATCCGAATTAATAACAGAGAATTTAATTTTACAAATAATAACAGTTACTTTATTTACAATAAGAAAGAGGATTCTAGAAGACCGGGAGACTTATCTATGCCATTAGACCCTAATTCACTAGAAGGTATGGAACTTACCAAAAGACTTACAGAAACCAATGGAGAAATTTATGAGAATTTTGTAAATAATCCTCAAGTTTATATCACTACAGTAGGTCTTTATAATGCTCAAAGAGAACTTGTTGCAGTGGGAAAACTAGCTAAACCCATACTAAAAAACTTTACAGAAGAATCTATATTTACTGTAAAACTTAAGTATTAATATGAGTACATTCGCGCCAATAAGAGGTGAGGATTTTAATATTACCCCGTTTGAAGTAAACAAGGAGTATTATATCCTCACCGGAAGTTATTCAAAACAAGGTTATCAAGTACAGCAAGGTCTTTACTATAAAGGCCCTATTCATATCAGTTCATCAAAAGATATCACTTATCCTAAAAATACAGATGGGTCTTATAAGTATATTGTTTATAATTCACTAAACCACTTGTATTATAAGAGAGGTTTTGCATGGGCTAATTCTTTAGAGGGATGGGACAGAAATAGAACTACTAAGAATTTATTTTTAACAGCTAGTTTACTTTCTATTCCTTCTTTAAATTACGGAGACAAGATTAAAGAAACCACATTATATTTAAAAGGACTAAACAACAATGTACTTTTAGTAGACGATGGACACAATAACTTATATGACAAGAATATAAATACAAGTTCTTTCCTAAATACAGATAATTTATGTGGATATTGGGGATTCCAGGATGCGCATAAAGCTTATAGATACGGCAGAGGAGGAAAAAAGACTTTGTTTATAAGATACGAAAGCGAAGTAATTGAACCACAAGAAAAATCAAAGTCATACCAAGTAGCCTATTCAAGTGGTATTCCTATTAACGGAACTAGAACAGGATTAGCTGCGGAATTTTATGGGGATGGTTATATTCACACTAAAAACTTTGATACCGTCAGTTTTGAATCAGCAGACAATTTCACCATAAGTTTTTGGTTAAAGGCACCGGTATCTCAAAGCGTATTGACTAGTAATAAAAATACAATACTTGACAAAAAATCCATATTATACAGAGAAGAATTCGGAAGATTAAAAAGAGTAAATAAAGGGAATCTAGTAGTAACCGATGTTTTTTCATCTTCTTCCTTTAAATACTACCCAGTGGATTACTACCCTTATGAGTTTTCGGTACATAATCACACCCATCCACAACCAGGAAAACTATCTTTTAGTAGGTCAGATGGGTTTTCAACATTACAATTAACATCTTCTAATTCCATTTTAGATAATAATTTTCATCATGTATGTTTAGTTAAGACAGGTTCAAATGTTAGATTATATGTTGATGGAGCATTAAATTCATCGAGAGCGGATGTCAAAGATGAAACTGTCAATGTAAGTGATATCATGATAGGAGCATCTTCTTTTGATGGAAGAAATGGATATACAGGACTTATTGATGAATTAAGATTTTATAATAAAGCGGCAACATCTCAAAATGTAACAAGTCTTTATAATACATCTTCTATCTCATGTTACCAGACAAGTAGAGTAGGAAATGTATTTTATAGAACAGGTAACTTAGTAATTACAAGCGTAGATAAAAAATATCATGAAATTTTATCTAATAATTGGTTGTTATATTATAAAAATAGCTTAACTTTGTATGAGTTTGAGATGTTATGTAGAATTAAGAGGGGTGATTTTAATCTCACATTGAACCCTTCCTCTACTAAAACTGTTAAGAGTGCAGAGTATTTAGATGATTTCACAGGTTCTTTATCTCCTTATATAACTACCATCGGCTTGTATAACAAATCTAACGAACTAATTGCAGTAGGTAAAATGGGACAAGCTATAAAGAAAAGAGATGATGTAGATTTAAATGTTATTGTAAAATTTGATTATTAACATGGCAGGATTTTTTAACAATTCATTTAAGACTAGACTAGCACAGAAAGAAGGTTATAGATCCAATTTCGAGAAGTCAATTGCTTTACAAATATCGGGATCTTTGGGAGTAGACCCTAAAGATTTGTATGAGAAAAAAGTTATTAAGTATATAAAACCGGAAACTCCTAGAACTTATTTAGCAGATTTTGAGTTACCTAATAATATTATCATAGAAGCTAAAGGAAGATGGACTTTAGAAGAACGAAAAAAGATGATGGACATTATTTCATGTAACCCTCATTTAGATATTAGGATTGTATTCCAGGATCCTCATGTAAGAATTTCAAAAGGAGCTAAAACCACTTACGCCGAGTGGTGCAATAAACACAATATAAAATGGGCGGCTTATTCGATACCTAAGCAATGGTTTGAAGAAAAAAAATAACTATATATGCGTTTTAGATTATTATCGGTTTTAGAGGAAGTGCTAGGTTCTTCGGAATCAGCGGGTAAATCAGACATTGTATTTCACTGCCCCTTCTGTAATCACCACAAAAAGAAGTTAAGTGTAAATTTAACTAATCAAAAGTACCATTGTTGGATTTGCGAAACTAAGGGGAGAAGTATAAGTAATCTTTTCTACAAATATGGTGCAACAAAGAATCAAATTGATCAACTTAGGAATGTTTTAGAGTATTATCAAATGAAAGATGATACTCAAGTAGACATTCCCAACACTTTATTGAAGTTGCCCGATGAATATGTATCATTAGATAAGGTTCCTCACAAATCCGTATTGAACTTCTTAAGGAGGTTTAAGCCTTCATTCACAACTCAGGACATAGTAAGACATAAGGTTGGGTATTGCTTAACAGGTAAGTACGCAGGAAGAATTATTTTACCCTCTTATGATAAAAATGGCACACTTAATTTTTTTGAAGGCAGGGATTTTACAGGTCTTTCGCCTTATAAATATTTAGGTGCTCCTGTTAAGATAAATGATATTATAGTCAATGAATTTTTCCTAGATTTTAAATTCCCCATAGTTATCGTAGAGGGTTTTTTCGACAGCGTATCGGTAAAAAGAAATGTGACTTATTTAACGGGGAGTATAATATCAGAGAAGTTAAAACACAGACTACTCATGGAAGAAACTCCGTTAGTATATGTTGCCATTGACCCGGATAAAAAGAAACAAGCGATAAAGTATTGTTTGGAATTAGGAGCTATCGGTATTCCTACCAAACTAGTTGACTTGGGAACAAAAGATCCTAGTGATTTAGGATATGATGATACATGGCATGCTATAGAAGGAGCAGTTGAAATTAACGAGTATTCAGCAATAACAAATTTACTATGATTCTAATAAAGGACACAGGAAGAAAAGTCGATAAGATTTTCCACATTTCAGATATTCATGTTTACAATTATCAAAGGCATGAGGAATACATAGAAGTGTTTGAAAAATTGTATAAAATCATTGAGGAGAGAATGACGCCTAATTCTATTATATTTTTGGGCGGGGATATAGTACATTCAAAAACAAACATGTCTCCAGAATTATTCTCAGTAGTATCTAATCTATTATCTACATTATGTAACATGCTTCCTACCATAGTAATATTAGGAAATCATGACTTAAATCTAAATAATAAAACAAGATTAGATGCATTAACTCCTATCATAAATACTTTAAATTTACCTACATTACATTTCTTGAATGAAACAAATGTATATCAATATGAACAAATAGGATTTAGTTTATTACATGTCAAAGATAAAATTGAAAATGTAATCCCCGCAAAATCTTTTGATGCAGAAACCAAGATATTAATGTATCATGGACCGGTAAAGAACTCGGCAACAGCATACGGATATCTATTAGAAGGAAATTATTTAGATGTATTAGAACATGCAGATTATGATTACATATTATTGGGAGACATTCATAAACATCAATATCTCAATTTAGAAAAGACAGCAGCTTATCCATCTAGTTTAATACAACAGAACTTTGGAGAAGATTTAACACATGGAATTATAGAATGGGATTTAAATAAGAATACAAGTGAGTTCATTAAGATAGCATCTTCAAATGGATATTATACATTTAAATTGAAAAATGATAAAGTAGCTGAAAAAATACCTGGAGATTTACCATATAATCTTAATGTAGCTATCACCGCCGAAAATTGCACTCAAGAATTTATAGACTCCTTTTGTTTAGCCTTAGAAAAAAAATATAATGTTCTCCGTATAAAAAAACCAAAAGTAACTAAATTTATTATAGACAATGGTAAAGGAGAAGTATCACTAGACAAAGAGAACATAATAAGAGACTTCGAATGGAGACACTCAATGCTAGAGAGATATGTTCAAAACGAGTTAAAACAGGAATACCAAGCGGATAAATTCTTAGATATACATAAAACAGCTTCCTTAGAATTAGATGAGCCTTCCGAGTTTATAGGTGTAACATGGAAGCCTATACGATTTGAATTTTCTAATATGTTTTCCTACGGAGAGGGCAATGTATTTAATTTAGGAGAGTTAGGAGGACTAGTTGGATTATTCTCACCAAATGCTTCTGGAAAATCTACTTTATTAGACGCTATGACTTACTGTATTTTTGACAAATGTAGTAAAACAAGTAGTGGAGCCGAAGTAATGAATACATCTTCTGATTTCTTTTCCTGTAAATTAGAATTATCCGTTGCAGGAGAGTCTTATTTTATAGAGCGTAATGGCAAGAAAGGAAAAGATGGGAAAGTAAAAGTTATCGTTAATTTCTATAAAGAGGATGGAACTTCTTTAAACGGCGAGCAAAGATATGAAACAAATGACAGCATTAGAAAGTATCTAGGAAGTTATGAGAATTTCATGCTTATAACAATGTATGATCAACATAATAAATCTGACTTTATTGACAAGACTCAAAAAGACAAAAAGGATTTATTGTACAAGTATTTTGATATAGACATCTTTGAGAAATTAAATGATACATCTAAAGAGCATCTCAAACAATTAAAATATGAAATTGAGAATCACCAAAAACAAAAATACAACGAATCTGTAACGGAGTATGAAAATAACATAATAGATATAAAGTCTAAGCTAACACAAGTTGAAACTAGCTTAGAGTTAAATAAAAAGAGTTCTGATGTCCTGTCCATACAAATAGAAAACAAAAGAAAGGAACTTACTCCATACCCTAAGCAATCTGTAAACTACGCCACAAAAATAGACGAGGAGAGCAGAAATGAGGCAACCCTTAGTTCATCCTTAGAAGATAAGAGAAAGTCGTTTGTAGAGGCTAGAAATGCCCTTAAAACGCATTTATCCGAATTAGAATCTATGGGAGAAGTAGCTGACGTATCTTCTGATTTAGTTACGATAAGAAAAACATTATCTGATTTTGACAGGGACATTGCAGTAGCTGAATCTGAAATAAAATCTAGTGGTAAGTTAATAGACCATCTACAAGGTTACGAGCATGATCCTAACTGTGTGTATTGCGTAAAAAACAACAAGTACGCATTAGATGGAGAAAAAGCTAAAAAAGAATATCCGGAGTTACTAAACAAACTAGATAAACTCAAACAAAGTAAAAACGAATTAGGAGAAATTGTAAAGAATTTAGAAACAGCAGACTCTCTATATAAAAAGTACAACGATAAGAAAAATGAAACAGATAGGCTTAAATCTAATTTAGACAATATAGAAAGCCAAGCAAATATTATTAAGGAGAAAATACAAATCTCAAAAAACTTGATTTTAGATTACTCCGAAAAGCTAAAAGAGCAAGAATCCTACAAGGACATAGAGCAGAAAAACGCTGAGATAGATAGAGAAATAGCCAAATTATTAGATGAGAAAAAATTAATAGATGATGCTGTATATCAATTAGCTTATACTATCGGAGGGCATAAATCTACAATAACTAGCAATGAATCAAAAATCAAAGACATCAAAATAAAAATTAAAAAGTTTAAGGATGACACTTTAACTTATAATAATTATTTTGTTTTTGAGAAGGCTACTAGAAGAGATGGAATTCCTCTTTTCATTATTAAAAATTATTTACCTGTATTAGAAAATGTTGTCAATGATGCTCTAAAAAATGTAGCAGCATTCAATATTCAATTTGAGTTATCTGATAAAACATTGGAAGTATTTATATCTTATGTAAATGGACCTAAATGGCCTCTATCTTTAGCATCTGGCATGGAAAGATTTATATCATCCTTAGCCATAAGAGCAGCATTAAATCATGTTACTGTACTCCCAAAACCTGACTTCTTTTTCATAGATGAGGGATTTGGTGTATTAGATTCTGATAATATTGCTAACGTAGGATTATTCTTGGAAGAGCTTACTTCATATTTTAGATTTATATTATGCATATCACATTTAGATGTAGTTAAAGATTATGTAGCAAAGGAACTATTTATTGTAAAGGATAACGGACATTCCCAATTAATATCATAATAAATGGCTTCTGGAGTAACATCATCATCTGAATATAATAAAAAATTAACTAGCTCTGGGATAAAGAGCTATATAAATGAATTTACTCTTTTTGATGGTGATGCTTTAAGTTCTAATTATTTTGGCTTATCTCTACCTGCGGAATTTTTAAAAGGGTCTAATGAAATAGGAATCAACCCAACGCAAAACTTAGTTAAAGGAACTCAAGTTTTTGTTGAAGTCTATGATTCGGAGGGCAATTTAATTCCACACGAAATAAAAAATGTTGCAAATTCTAATGGATCCGCTATTGTAACTGTTACCATAGGAGATAAGGTACCCATAGGAAATTGTGAAATTTATATAGCAGGTACAGCTAATTTCGATGTACTAAGAAATAGAAAAGTAACAAATTTATCGTCACCTAATATTATATGGGTAGGTAAATTGTTGTGTAATATTAAGAAAAAAACAGTAGGAGATATAAAATATACTATACCTCCCAAAGTAGATTTAACTCCTGAAACAAGAGCTTTTCAAAACTTTTCCGGAAGCAGAGCTACAGGAAGTTGTCATGCAGTTAGTTTATCTTATGTATCCTCCGCACCCCCTTCTCAATATTCTTCCAACTATTCCTCTAATATACCTACATTATTTGAAGGAGTACCTATTGAATCCTCACCTACCGTAAATACATCGGGAAGTTTAGCTAATTCCGGTAACTTTTCTATAACAACTGACGCAAATAACCTTAGCACAATAGTAGCTAATACCGGCGCTCCATTTAAAAAAGAAATGGAGAAAGGAACTATCTCTTTAACTCCTAACATTTCCAAGTATTTACCCGGAGATTTACCTTCTGGTTATTCCCCAACAGTTCCTTCTTACACAGCAACCATCGTAGAGGTAATTAGTAGTACTCAAATAAAGGTAGATAAACAGTTTTTCTATAGAGAGTCCTATGTAAATAAAAAAAGAGAACCATCTGAAATTTATATTACAAAATTCGATTCATCAAATATATGTATAGACTATTTTAAAAGTCCAAATACAAGCGATGGACAAAAGAAAACAGGATACGCTAAAATATGTGTTAAAAATGCTAAACCTGTTTCCGGAGATGTTGATAGAGTAAAAGTTTCGGCAAAAGCCGCCGGAGGGGTAGGAAGTCCAGTTAGTTTAGGAGAATTTAAAATACCCAAAACAAGTAAATTAACAGATCCTACTTCTTATGATTTTTCTGCTAATGGGGGTATAGAGAATAAGAAAGTAGGAAATATAAAGGACAGCTCTGACATATCTAGCTATTTTGATATTAATAAGTTTAGAAAGCAAAATTCATCTTATCAAAACTTAGGTGCTGGGGGAGTAACTACATCTGCCAACAGCGGAAATATAATAAACGCCTTAGACGTACAGCACAATAAGCAAGAAAATGAAGTAGTAAATATAACAGTAAAAGATTCTTTCTTATCCAAATCAGTTCCTAACACTGAATATACTGTACAAATATCTGCATTTTCCGAAAAAGACGCTAATGGAAAAACTCCACAACTTGACATATACATTCAAGGACCGGATGTAGAAAAATCTCCATTATCTATAAATAAGGTAAATGCATCATCCCCATCTGGCACATCAGAAAAGAACTCCTTTGGTACTTTCTTAGGATCTTTAATAGGCGGTAATAATAAGTCTGAAATAAAGAAGACTTTTACATTTAAAGCCACATCTGAAGATAATATAAAGCCTAATTTTATTATAAATGCAGGGCAATGGAATGTTTCTGACATTGATATATTTCCAAGTGCATCAGACGGAGGAACTCCTAATGAATTTTGTATTGATATTCCATTGGATAATTTACCAATAGCAAAAATAGATACTGAATATATTTTTGAAATAGAATATTTAAATGCTAACGGAGTTTCTGCTAATTTTTCTACAACCATCTATGGAGTTAAAGTTAATGTTGATGTTACTATTGACGAACAGCTTTTAATAAACACGTTCAATAGTAGCCCCGCATTTCAAGCTCTAATAGCTAGCTCCTCCGGAAAGGGTAACAAAGGAGAAAAAGGAAATTTTAAAGGAAGCAAAGGACAGAAGGGGGAGGAAGGGCTTAAGGGAATAAGTGGGTCTAAAGGTGAATTAGGAGATACCGTATTTACTGGTTCTTTAAATAGTTGTAATGTTATTACAATTAACCACGGTACAGGAATACAATACCCTGTATTTACTATATACTCCTATGACGGGAACTCCGTTATCCCCGAAAATTATACTGCCATAGACGAAAATACTATAGAAATAACTTTTGGAGAATGTTTTAAAGGATTTGTTTCTATAGCTGGCGGTGGTGAAAAAGGGCCGAAAGGAGAAAAAGGAAACTTCAAAGGCTCTCAAGGCAATCAAGGACCAATAGGTTTACAAGGAACTATAGGCTCACAGGGAAATCAAGGTCCGACAGGTATTCAAGGAATAATTGGCACACAAGGCAATCAAGGACCAACAGGTTTACAAGGAACTATAGGCTTACAGGGAAATCAAGGTCCGACAGGTATTCAAGGAACAGTAGGAACTCAAGGTTTCCAAGGCAATCAAGGACCGCAAGGTAATCAAGGCCCTACTGGACTACAGGGTACTACCGGAGCGCAGGGTAATCAAGGCTCACAAGGAAATCAAGGTCCGACAGGTATTCAAGGAACAATTGGCACACAAGGCAATCAAGGACTACAAGGAAACCAAGGTCTTACCGGTAATCCAAGTTCTGTAGAAGGGCCGCAGGGCAACCAAGGACCGCAAGGTAATCAGGGAATACAGGGCATACAAGGTACAGTAGGTACACAAGGTTTTCAAGGAATAGTAGGTACACAAGGTTTCCAAGGCAATCAAGGACCGCAAGGTAATCAGGGTAATCAAGGACTACAAGGTTTTACCGGATTTCAGGGTAATCAAGGACCTCAGGGTAATCAAGGCATAACGGGTCTACAAGGAACTATAGGTCAGAAGGGCAGTGTAGGAGATAAAGGAGAAATAGGAGACAAAGGAGACAAAGGATTTTCAGGATCAGTAGGCCCAACTTGTTTTATTCCGTCTACTAAAATATTAACATTGAATAATGTTTACATAACAATAGAGGAAGCTTTAGTAGGTCAATCAATCATGTCTTATAACATAGATAATAAAACACTACAAGAAGATACTATAATATATAAACATGTAGGAAAATCAAATTATTTATATGTTATAAATAATAATATACAATGTACTGAAGAACATCCATTTTACGTTAAAGGATGGTATGATAAATATTGGAAAAAAGCTAAAGATTTATCTGTAAACGATGAACTCTTTAATTACAAAACACTATCTTATGAAAAGATATCTAATATTTATTCATACGCAACATCTAGTACTGTATATAATTTAAGCGTAGAGAAAAATGAAAATTTTTTTGTAGAAGATGTGTTAGTACATAATATGTCATCTCCTGAAAATATAGGAATTTTTGCTCCTAGTCCATCTCCTATACCAAGTTCTAAAATAGGTCCTCCTGGACCTACGGGGAGTAAGGGAGATAAAGGAGTTAAAGGAGATAAAGGAATTAAAGGAGATTTTAAAGGAAGTAAAGGGGAAATTGGCTATAAAGGATATAAAGGAGATAAGGGAAGTGAAGGCGATAAAGGGACTAAAGGAAGTATAGGATTTAAAGGCCAACCTGGTTTAACAGGCGACAAAGGTCAGAAAGGGGATATAGGACCTCAAGGAAACCAAGGTCCAACAGGACTACAAGGCACAGTAGGTACACAGGGTTTTCAAGGAAGGCAAGGACCACAAGGTAATCAAGGACCAACAGGTTTTCAAGGAACAGCAGGTACACAAGGTAATCAAGGCCCTACAGGTTTGTCAGGAGTAGGACTTCAAGGCCCTACAGGAGAACCCGGCGGACCGGGACCTCAAGGAAACCAAGGTCCAACAGGACTACAAGGCACAGTAGGTACACAGGGTTTTCAAGGAAGACAAGGACCTAGTATAATAAGCCCTCCGGGAGCTCCCGGTCCTCAAGGTTTTCAGGGCTCGCAAGGCAACCAAGGACCTACAGGTAATCCAAGCTCTGTGGCTGGCCCGCAAGGCAACCAAGGATTTCAAGGATTTACTGGATTAGCAGGTATAGGTCCTCAAGGATTTACCGGAGAACCCGGACCTCAAGGATTTACTGGACCTAGTGGTGGACCCGGACCTCAAGGATTTACTGGACCTAGTGGTGGACCCGGACCTCAAGGATTTACTGGACCTAGTGGTGGACCCGGACCTCAAGGATTTACTGGACCTAGTGGTGGACCCGGACCTCAAGGATTT